GTGTAGCCTTTTCGCGAATATCATCCTTAAAAGTGGTCACGTAGCTTTCAGCCTTCTTGTTTAATCGTCTTTCCATATTGTTTTATGTTATATATTATATTGTCAATTCTTTAGTTCAATTTTTTTTATATATAAAAAAACTACTTAAAGAAATTAATTTTTCTTCTTTCTGCCACGTGTTGGTTTAGGTTTTGGCTTTTCTGAAGGAGTAACGGTTGAGAAAGTGGGATTATCTAATTCATCAATTATTATTTCACTCATAACAGATACATCGTCTGAAATGTCTGAAATCTCAGTTGTAGCTTTATGATCATTATTCGGTAAATCATTATTAGTAGTAGTAGTAGTAGTAGTAGTTAAGTTGACTGTATCTATATTATCTTTACTCAATAAATTATCGCAACTTTGCTTTATATGTTTAAAATTATCATATACGTTTTCGTCTGTAATTTGTGATTCTTCGTTAAATATCACATTGTTTGATTTTGTAGACAAGGGAGTGTTATTATGGACACTTTTATCGTCATTATTTTCTATAATGTCATTTATCATTTTAACGCTTTCTTCGTCTGTAATAATGGATGTAGTTTGATTTCTTTGAACATTATCTTCCATATTTAATTTTATTTCATTGATTGATGGCTGTTCGCCTACAAATTCTTCGATAATCTCCTTCTTTTTCTCTTTATTCATTTCAATGGTCTCATCAAATTTGATATCGGTGCTTATATGTGTGTACATTAATTGAATCTTATTACTGAATCGCTTTAAATGTTTGGTATGTAATTTGTGAAAAAATTCAATATAGGTTAAGAACATAGACACCTTTTCTTTTATAACAGTTAATTCAAAATTATAGGTTGTAATAAAGTTATCAATATTTAAACCGATAGCTTGCTTGCCTCTATGTACATTTAATTCATTCTCTCTTGTATTCAAATTTGAAATAATTGAATTGACAATAACCAGGATATTTTCATGTATTTCAGTAGTTGTTTCGAAACTGTATTCTTTAAACGGTTCTAAATCCTTGTAAACAGGAAAATTATTAACCTTAATTATTTCAGTGATTTTCTTGTCGTTAATATTTTCATAGATATATTCAGTTATTATTTTATAAAGCTTGAAGTATTCGCAGTACATTCGGTTATTAATCGCCAAAAAAAGACGTTTCATATCATCGTATTCAACATCAATTAGCTTGCTTTGGAAATGAAATGAGTCTAACCCAAAAACGAATAGTTTATTTTTATTGTTTTTAATAAACTCCGAATAAAACAATTTTAACTTATTTATGCGTAATTGTAGTATATCAAAAACACCTTTTACATTATTTCGTATTGATGTTATATTATTAAAATCAGTTTTTAATTTACTTATTCTATTTTCCATATTAATATAAGGAAATAATATTTATTTTATCAATTAAATATAAAATGATGGAAGAACTCAATGAAAATGACGAGATTGTTTTATCTAATAAACCTCAAATAGAATGGACACCTGAACACGAAAAAATATTGATTGAATGGGCTGACAAAGCAATGTGTTATAGATGGCTACACTCAAAAGCAAACGCAATGTTTTCCAGTTTGAACGCTTGGTACACGATTCCGGTGATTATCATTTCTACATTAACTGGAACCGCGAATTTTGCGCAGGAAAGAGTACCATTGGAATATCAAAGTTATTTTGTTATGATTGTAGGCGCGTTTAATATTACAGCAGGCATTATAACAACTATACAACAGTTTTTAAAAATAACCCAATTAAACGAAGCACACCGTGTTAGTAGTATAGCATGGGACAAGTTTTACAGAAATATTAAAATAGAGTTAGCCAAACACCCTATAGAGAGAATAGATGTTAAGCAAATGATTAAAATGAGTAAGGAGGAATTTGATCGACTAATGGAAACCAGTCCAAATATACCAGAGAAAATCCTGGCGCAATTTAAGGATAATTTCAATAAAGAGGCGGTATTTGATAAAATCGTTAAGCCTGAAGTATGTGATATTCTTATTCCAACAAATGATTATAGAAATCCTTGGTACAATGAGGAGAATCGTGCTAAAGCAATAAGTGATACCATTAAAATTAAAATGGTAAATGATAACAAACAGAAAAAACAAATAGAATTAAATAACAAGATAGTAACTGATTTTGTTGAACTATTTAGAAATCTAAATAACAGAGAGCCAATGGAAACCGAAATTATGGATAATTTGAAGGATAAGGTCGATATTATTACTATAAAAAAAATACTTGATGAAGGTAAGGTATTAAATTTGTTTATAAATCCAAATATAGATGATGGTAATATAGTTTAGTTTGAAAATCTTAAACTGTTGGATAATCATTGGGTAAAACAATTATTGAAATGATTATGAATATATAAAATAACATATATACTCCATATACATCTTCACCAATACCATAAAATTTCATTATTTGTGTTATAACATAAAGAAGTATAATTGAAATGCCTAATAATGTAATTATATTCATTTTATAATATTATTTTAGATTATTTAATAATTATATAAATCCTAAAAAATTATATTATTAAATAATCAGTATTTTCATTGTATAAATCGTTTAAGTGTATTTTATCTATAAAATGATAACTTAATGATATTTGCTGTTCGTACTCTTTTAAAACATAAATTGGTGTATTTTTTAAATATTCACCATTATCTAACTCTATTTTTCCCAAAAAAACGGAATCATAATTTTCGCCCCATTTACCATCATGATCAGAAATTCTCATAGTCAATATTTCCATATTTTTATCTAATCCTGGATCCTCAAGCCGTTCTTTTTTAGTATCAGAACTATCAATTTCATCATTTGGTAGATTTTCAACCATTTTCATTTTACCTAAAAATAATCCAAATCTTATTATACTTCCTTTTTTGTATCTTCCGTATTCATTGTCTGTAATTAACACATTATCAACTTTCGCAGGTTTACCTGTTTCCGACCAACCACCTTCTCTGATTGCATTTTTATAATCGGTAAAATAATAATATGGTCCCAATATAGCATTTTTATCCTTTGGCGAATTACCAAAAGTGTATGTAAATGTTACCTTATTATGTTTGTGTCCATTCATTCCAATATATCCAACAACTGGCAATTCATAATTGTCGCCATTTTTGTTTTTCAAATAAATAAAATCATCATTATTTATAAAAAAGTTTGTTACACTGGAATCTATAAAAAAATTATTAATTCTTTTATGATTAATTATTTCATCTAATAAAGTAAACCACATTTGGTTTGCTCTATATACGTCATATATATTTAATTTACATTCGGTTAAATCAAACACAATATGAACATCTCGACTATTTAAATAAAATCCTTTAAAACATATATTTTTATCAAATTCAGAATGGTTTGTTAAACTCAACAGGTTAAATAGCATTAGTTTGGAGAGATTAATTACATTATCACTATTTACATTTGTATACATCGTTTGTAACACGGGAAAAAATAACGCTTCACTTAATTCATCCTTATATAGCAAATACGTTAAATATGGATTCTTTTTATTATTTTTAATTTCATATGCAGTAATTTTTATTTTAATGTTACTACATAATATATCGTCAACATTTTCTACCAATCGGTTTAAAGCGGTATAATTATAAATATTTGGTTCAACTGGAGTATATACATCTTCATCGTTTTCCATTTATAATTATATTTATGTATTTTCTTTTTAATTAATTTTTATTATTTATCTAATTTATTTATCTATTTTTCGTTTAATTGTTTCTTTAACTTGTTCTTCTCTGCTATCCAAAACGTGTTTTGTTAAATCCTCAGCTGTTTTTGGGTCACTCTTGTAATAATTTTGTAAAGCGGCTAATAGTGTTTTGCCATTGATTGGTTTTTTTATTTTGCTTTTCTTATAAACTAAAGCCCCACCGTTTATATCAAAACAGTCGATCGCGTTTGTTTTCATAGTGGTTACAAGACCTTCGGTTAAAGTCTTCTTTTTATTAGTTCTTTCCTTTATTTCTGCTTTTAATTCCGATATTTCTGTATCCATCTTTATCCACTCTTTAATATTATTAATTAATTGTTCCTTTGTTTCCATTAATTAATAATAATATTTTATATTTATATTTGTTGTGTTAATTATATATTTGTAGTCGATTGTTTATTACTGTGTCTCTTACACAAGTTGTTTTCAAAAACTTTGCTACCACATTGTGTGCCTTTATTTTTACCAGTCTTTAAAATTTCTTGGCATAACAAAACTTGTCCATTATTATTTGTATCTCCTTCTGCGGTTAAAGTACCAATTACTATATTTTCATTTGTTAAGTCAATTACTATAATATTGTCATTTGTTATGTTATTTGAAACAGTTTTGGGTTTTTTATTCATCTTTGCTAATTTTACAGATTTTTTCAACTCCTCCTTTGCTTTCTCTTTCTCCTCCTTTGCTTTCTGCTTCGCTTCATCCTTCTCCTTCTGTTTGTCCTCCTTTTCCTTTAACTTCAAATTCTTTTTCTCTTCTTTAATCTTCTCAGCCTTTTTATTTTTATAATTTCTAATAATCATTTTTTTATGATTCCAACAGTAATGTTTATCATCACCAAAATTATCACTAAGGTGTTCATAATCTATTTGTGTACCCATATAATTACATTTTATATATTTACAATCTTCCAAATTTAAATTTTGTTTATAAACTTCTACTACATTTTGACTATTAAAGTTAAAATGAATATTAGGTGTTAAATACTCGCACTTTTTATAATAACTATTTGTTGGTATAGTATCTGTATCAGCATTATAATTAACATCAATATAATTAACACCACCAACTTTTGGCAAATTTAATTCTTCATAATAAGGCAATAAACCAGTAGATTTTTTTCGGCAATAAGGGCAACGCACTTCATTTTCTTTTAAACGTGTTGCACTGCCTTCCATATTATTGAATTTTTTTTTATGATTTAATAAGTCATTATACAATGGTAAATAATTGAACTTATGTCCACAGTTCATTTCTACAAATTTATCTGTTAATGGTTTATTTGTAATTAAACATATATTGTTGTCTTCATCTGTTTTATGATTATTTTCCTCATCATCTAATGATTTATATAATTCAGCAAAAAAATCTATACCTCCTTCCACAATGTATTTTTTCATTATATGTTATATTTTAAGATATATCTTTATATTTATTATATTTAAATATTTTATCAATGCCACCACCGGAAATTTGGGGTCCTGCTACATGGACATTATTCCACGTTTTAGCCGAAAAGGTTAACGAATTTGCTTACCCTCGTATAGCAGGTCAGATATTTGATGTAATTAAAAGAATTAGTAGTGCTTTACCCTGTCCTGAATGTGCTCAAGATGCCTCTATTTTTTTAGGAAAAGTGAGAATACACGAATTACGAACCAAAAATGATTTTAAAAATATGGTTTATATGTTTCATAACTATGTTAACGCTAAGAAAAGAAAACCATTATTTAACTATTCTAATTTAGAGATTTATAAACAATATAATATTGTGTCTGTTTTCAACAGATTTATATCTGTTTATCATACAAAAGGAAATATGAGACTTTTAGCCGAATCTTTTCAAAGACAATTAATTATTAAGAATATTAGAGAATGGTTTAGTAGAAACATATGTTTTTTTATTCCGAGTCAACAAGCCCCAAGTGGTGTTACAGTTTCTGAAGAAGCGAATGGTGTTTTAAACGAAGCGATAGTTGAAGCACCGGTTGTCGAAGAACAACCTACGAGTAACTGTTGTGGTTCTACGCAAGAACAAGTTCCTGAAGTAGTTCCTGAACCTGAGGTTATTGTTCCTGAACCCGAAGTAGTTCCTGAACCTGAGGTAGTTCCTGAACCCGAAGTAGTTCCTGAACCTGAGGTAGTTCCTGAACCTGAGGTAGTTCCTGAACCTGAGGTAGTTCCTGAACCTGAGGTAGTTCCTGAACCTGAGGTAGTTCCTGAACCTGAGGTAGTTCCTGAACCTGAAGTAGTTCCTGTTGAAGAAGTAGTTCCTGAACCTGAAGTAGTTCCTGTTGAAGAAGTAGTTCCTGAACCTGAGGTTATTGCTCCTGTTGAAGAAGTTGCTCCTGTTGAAGTTGCTCCTGTTGAAGAAGTTGCTCCTGTTGAAGAAGTTGCTCCTGTTGAAGAAGTTGCTCCTGTTGAAGTAGTTGCTCCTGTTGAAGTTGCTCCTGTCGAAGTTCAAGAAGAAGTAGCACCTGAAGAAGTTAAAAGTGAAGAAGAAACCGAAGTTTCAACTGAAGTAGTATCAGAAGTGCCTTTAAGCGAAGCGGCTGTTACTGAAGAACCTGTAAAGCCAAAAAGAGGCAGAAAGAAGAAGACTGTTTAAATGGTGCCAACTAATGTCCCGTCCTTATAAACTTGACATTTAAACGTCTGCTCGTTAGGTTGATAACAAATATCTTTATTACTGGAGGTCTCATTGAATAATAACCAGCTTCCAACTCCTGACGCATACATTATTGTAACAATCATACTCGAAAAAGCAGCTCCTAATAAAGCATTACCAAACAAATCTATACTACTGGCACAACCTCTCCATAATTTCACAAATATATCCAAAAACCAATAAACTAAAAACGGTATTACTATCCAATAATTAATATATCCTGTTGAAAACATTGGTAACCCAATGTACATAAATGTAAATGCAAAAACAAAACTACTAAATGAGTTATTACCATAATTATTGTATTTGACACGTCTACAATCTGGCGCGCCCCGATTTTCATCAAAAGGTTGAGATCCAACCGCATATAAACCTGCTACTCTAAGAACAGAGCATAATAATAATAACCCTAAATATAGTAATCCTTTAAAATTCTGAAACACTAATGACAATGATAAAATCAGAAAACTAATAATAATAGGAGAAAATACTGTTAACCATACAACTAATGATATTGGAGTAAAAAAGTCTAATGCCGTGTCTCCGGCTCCTTGTAATCGTGGTCGTTGATCCATTATATAATAATAATTATTATTTTATTATTATACATTCTATCAAATATAAGTTAATCAGTTTATTTTTCTAAAATTAAATCAAATACTTCGTTAATGTGGTTTATAGAGTGAAATTTAATACCCTTTATAATTTCTTTGTCCTTGTATTTTTCCATAATTTTATCAAAATCTTTATCATTTTCTTTTGGAAATATAAATTCGGTTATTCCAGATTTTATAGAATGAATTATTTTCTCTCTAAGACCTCCAATTTCTGTAAGATAATATCCAAAATGTGTCTCTCCAGTGATACCAAAATGGTTCTTAATTTTGATGTCGTTAAACAAACTATAAATCAACACTGTGAAAGCGGTTGTTGCTGACGGTCCATCCTTTTTGGTACTAATATCCGGACAATGAATATGAATTCCGCAAACATTATTGTTTTTAGGGTCATTGTATTTTTCAATCAAATATTTCTGTCTCTCTACACTTGTTAAATTCCAAGCATTTGTTAAACTCACACTAATCGATTCCTTCATAACATCTCCCATTGAACCAGTCAATACTAAATCCAAAAATTTATTTGATGGAATAAAACTTGCTTGTAGTGGCAGCACTCCACCCGACCCATAACTGTTAGCCCAAAGAGCATTAATGAGACCAACTTTGTTTTCAGTATGAATTTTATGAATTTTTGTTTTTGGCTTATCTTTAAAATACTTATTAGTAATGTCATCTTTGCTTATTACAATTGGTAACTCAATATTTGTATTTAATTCCTTCAAAAGATTTAAATTAATCTCTCCTACTATTTCAAACAACTTTTCCTTTAGTTTTCTAACACCCGGCTCTAATGTATATTCTTCAACTATAAATTTAATAGTTTCATCTGCAAAATGAATGGTGTCTTCTAATCCGACTTTTTTATAAATTTCTGGAAGTAAATGGTTGTTGCATATTACAACTTTATCTTCTATTGATAAGCTTTCAAATTTTATTCTATGTACTCTATCAAGTAATACTTTATCTATTGATTCAACGTCATTATATGACAAAATAAATAACACTTTGGATAAATCAATGTCGATTCCCGAAAAATATTTATCTTGGAAACAATCGTTTTGTGTTGGATCTAACAAATGTGTTAATATTCCAGTAATTTCCTTACCATGTTCAGTCTTGCTGATTTTGTCGACTTCATCAAAAACAATAATTGGGTTCATACATTTTTTATCCATCAATATTTGGATTATTTGAGACCAAGTTGAGCCGACATATGTATAACTATGACCAACCAACGTCGACGCATTCGAATCACCGCCCAAAGCTATTAGAGCAAATGGTCGGCTAACCCCATTTTCATCCTTTAAACATTCGGATAAACCTTTTGCCAAGGTGGTTTTGCCTATGCCGGGATTACCTTCAAAGCCAAAACAGGCTCCCTTTTGTTCGCCATTTATCCATTGACCAATTATACGTTCTATTTGTTTTTTCGCCTTATCGTGACCATGTACCGCCTTATCCAAAGTATGTTTAACATTGCCCATATAATCCGTGATTTGTTTCATATTATTTACTAATTTTGTTATATCGCCTTTAATCTCTGTGCTGTTTAAGATTTGGTTCATATTTGCCAGAGTGTCAAATTCTTTTATAAGGTCATTAATTATTTCTGTATTTGAATCGTTTAAAAAACCATTAATGCTATCTATAATGCGAACACACATTTCCTCTTTGGTTAGATGCGAATATTTAAAACGTGGTACATTATATTTCTTTTTAATAATATCTAATACTTTTATATTTGCTATAATTTTTTTCTTGTCGCCACTAACCAAATATGATTTAATTTTTCCAATTTTTTCAGAAATGTTATTTGATCCAGTATTATCACCTTGTATTTTTTTTATATATTTAAATATTTCGACACTTGTATACTTCTCTTTATAAGGTATTTCGGGTAATATTTTTTCAATATTATATTTTTTATATATATCCTTAAATTGGTCTCTTATAGTATTCATAATATGTAATATTGGTTCTCTCTTATAAACACTAAAAGGTATTTTTAAAAGTCCGTCCAGATATTGACGCGCTTTTGAGCCCGAATCTTCTGATTTGGCCTTCACCTCCTTCAGTTTCATCATTGCTTTCTCTTTAACATTATCGTTTGCTTTAAGCAAACAAATTTGTTGCTCCAGCGGTATTTTATTTATATCAAAATTCGACAATTCATTTGTATATTGTATTGTCTTTTTCATCGCATTTTTAAAACATTGTTTTATTGGCCAAGGAAAACTATCAAACAACATAGTTTGTTCTTGTGTATCTACATTTCCATTTGAATCATTAGAGAGAAGATCGTATAATAGATAAGCCAAATATTGGTTCTCATAATTTTTCGATTTTATCAAAAGTGATATTATTGTATTTCTTTTATTGTACATATCGTCGGTAATGAAGTCCTTAACCACTTGGGAAATTTGTTTTTGATGAATTGTATTATTCATCGTCATAATTCCAGCAAACTTATTATAAAAATCAATATGATTATCGTGTATTAAATAATCTTTTAAAATTAAAGACGACATAAATATTTTGAATGCTTCGCTTTTAAAATTATCATCATTGGGTAAATTTGATAAAGCGCCTTGGCGTTTGGCTGAAATATAGCGATTATTCAAAAAATCCACTATAATATCATCGACGGTTCCATATATTATTAGACTCTTCTTTAAAACTATATTATTAATATATAACTTCATACCATAAACCTTCATATGTAGCTGTTTATAATTGGTTGTAATATCACTACAATCCAAGTTTTTTGTTTTATCGTCAGACTCAAGAGAGAGTTTTTTATCCTTTTCATCTTTTTTAACTACAACTTTATAACTGGTGGGATGGAAGTATTTTTTAAGTAATTCAAACTTTAGTTGTTCTTCTTCATCGATTGTTATTTTATGGTTATTACCAAAGCACACGATAAGAAGGTCTTCCAAATTTTCAGTGCCATAATTTTTAAACAAACTGGACAATTCATTATTAATAAATTGCAGACCGTTTATTTGATTATCTGTACTTTCATCAGTTATTTCACTTATTTTTTTACTTATTTCATTAAGTTTATCAATACAAGCACTTACATCGCTAACTCCTAAAATATCGAGTGTTTTATTTTTTTGAACACGGAGTATTGTTCTTTGGATAATATCTTTAAATAGTTCAATCTTCTTATCGACTAAAACATTTACATCATTTGTATTTTTATTATCCTTTTTAATTATATTGGTATGTTTTTCTGACATTATATTCTTATATATTATTTTATTTTCGCTATTTGAATTTATTTTGGTTTTACATATTGGTTTAAAATAATATATATCTTAATGTATTAAACAAATAAATATATATAATATAATCAAACCATGGGTGTGCCTTCATATTTCAGTTACATTATTAAAAATCATGCAAAGCTTATAAAAAAATTATCAAAAAGTACAATCCCAGTCAATAATCTTTACTTGGATTGTAATTCTATTATTTACGACGCAGTCCACAATATCGATTTCACAAAATTAGTCGTTTCGGATATCGACACTATTATCAATTCGGTTTGCAGCAAAATCGACGAGTATATTTTCGAATTAAAGCCAGACAATATTGTTTACATTGCGTTTGACGGTGTCGCACCAGTCGCCAAGTTGGAGCAACAACGATCGCGTCGCTATAAATCGCTCTATCAAAATAATATATCCAAATCTATATTTAAAGACGCAAAACCCGATCCCTGGAACACGACCGCGATCACACCTGGGACTAATTTTATGAAAAAACTAAATGAAAATATTAGGAGAAAATATAACGAACCCAAAAAATACAATATTGACAGTTTTATTTTGTCGCCAAGCGACAAGTACGGTGAAGGTGAACACAAGCTATTTGAGTTTATTCGTCAGTTTCCGGAGCATCATAAAGATAAGAACACTGTTATTTATGGTTTGGACGCCGACTTGATTATGCTTTCGATCAACCATTTACCCATTTCTCAAAACATATACCTTTTCAGAGAAACGCCGCACTTTATCAAATCGATTAATTCCGAGTTGGAGCCGGATGAGTCGTATATTATCGATATTCCTGAGTTGGCGAAAATAATCACATTGGATATGAATAATGGTGTTGAATTGACTACAGAACAACAAAAAAACCGTATATATGATTATATCTTTCTTTGCTTCTTTTTGGGTAACGATTTTATGCCGCATTTTCCGTCGGTAAATATTAGAACCGGTGGTGTCGATAAAATGTTGAACGCATATAAGGCCACTATTGGCAACTCGAATGAGAATTTGACCGATGGTAAAAAAATATATTGGAAGAATGTGCGAAAGCTGGTTCAGCATTTGGCAAATTTGGAGGAAGAGAATCTAAAAATGGAGACCAAAATGCGTGACAGACGTGAAAAACAAGAGTTGCCTGATATAACCCCGGAAGACAAATTTAAGAAGTTTGATGCGATACCGCAATATGAGCGTGCCTTGGAAAAGCATATTAATCCGTTTAAATCAAATTGGCAACAAAGGTATTACAAATGTTTATTTGACGTGGACATTGATGCGGTGAGAAAAAAGCAAATATGTACAAATTATTTGGAGGGTCTCGAGTGGACGATGAAGTATTATACCACTGGCTGCCCAGATTGGAGATGGTGTTATAATCACAATTACCCACCACTTTTTTCAGATTTGCTACACTATATTCCCGTATTTGACGCCGAGTTTGTGCCAAATAAGAACCCTGCTCCGGTTACAGAATTGGTGCAATTGGCTTATGTATTGCCAAAGCAAAGTTTACATCTGTTACCCGAAAAATTATACGAAAGCTTGGTTCTTAACCATATTGACTGGTATAAAGCCGACTGTGAGTTCGTATGGTCTTATTGTAGGTTTTTTTGGGAAGCACACGTACAGCTTCCACATATTGATATTGATGAACTTGAAAAGTTCGTGATTGAGAATAAATAATTATTTATAGTTTTTTAATAATTTTATTTAATTTATACTTACAGCTATTACCGATATAAGTACATTCGACTAATACTTTGTCGTTTATTTTTAATAAAGATTTTTCGTTCCAATAAAATATTCCTTCAATGCCGATTATATTATAAGTATTAATTTTGTATTGTTTAAATTGTTCGGGGTCATTTACGCGAACAACATAAACAATATTATTGTCTTTATACAACAAATTAGTTATAAATCCAACTAATTCATATTTATATTCTGTGTAAAAATCTTCACAATAATTTATTAAATAATTAACAGTGTTTTTAACTTCATCGCCAATAATTACGTCATTAATTAAGTCATTAATTACGTGATTAACTATATTATTAAAATCGTTTTCTATAAAAACTGCTTCATCAAAATTCGCGAATTCATCAATATCATTATCTAAAATAACAGCTTGTTCAAAATCAGAAAATTCAATTGAGTCTTTTTTAACTAATTGATTTTTATTAATTGGGGAAACCTCTATAGCTTGACTATTTTGAAGAGATGATAATAGATTTTCAGAACTTTCTGACTCAGAAATATATTTGTAATTTTGATTGAAAAAATTTAAGTTAAAATTCATAATATACAATAAAATTTATAAGAAAAGTTCTTTAAGTTGTTTTGGGAATTTATTATATAAATTGCAATATTTTTCGAAAATCCAACATTATTTTGTAAAATCGATTTTTGGACATTTATTTTTGTCCATTTTTGAAAAATGAAAATACTTTTGGGAAAAAAAAATATGTAAAAATTAGAAAAAAAATTGTGACCATAAAAAAAATTAAGGTCTCAGCTCGAAAAAATATTTGAAAATTTTGTGACGATAATTTTTTTTTGAAAAATAAATTCATAAAAAAACGATTTAGGAATAAAATCTTTATTAATTATAAATGCTACAAATGCTACAAAAAAAAACGCCGAAAACGCCGGATTTATTTGAATGTAAATTATGTGACTTTAAATGCTCTAAACAAAGTGATTATGACAGACACATTTTGACACCTAAACATCAAAAAGCTACAAAAATGCTATATAATGCTACATATTTTACGCCAAAAAACGCCGAAAATTTTGTATGCGATAAATGCTGTAAAAATTTTAAACATTCGTCAAGTTTATACAGACATCGTAAGAATTGTCAAATTATAGAAAATTCAGAAAATAATCAAGAAAATAATAATAATAAAAATATTAATAAAAATATTGATAAAAATATTGATAAAAATACTGAGAATAAAGATGAATTAATAAATTATCTTATAAAAGAAAATCAAGAATTCAAAAGCTTAATTTTGGAAATTGTGAAGAAGGATACTATAACCAATAATAATAATAATAATATAAATACCAATTCTCATAATAAAACATTCAATTTGAATTTCTTTTTAAACGAAACGTGTAAAGATGCAATGAACATAATGGATTTTGTGGATTCTCTCAAACTTCAACTTTCTGACTTGGAAAATGTGGGAAAATTAGGGTATGTCGATGGTATTTCAAAGATAATCGTCCAGAACCTAAAATCACTTGACGAAACCAAAAGACCTGTTCATTGTACTGATTCAAAGAGAGAAGTAATGTATGTAAAAGATGAAAACAAATGGGAAAAGGAAAATGAAAATAAACAAAAAATGAGAAAGGTTATAAAACACGTCACACATAAAAACTCCAAATTATTAAAGGAGTTTAAAACAAAATATCAAGGTTGTGAGAAAAGTGATTCAAAATATTCGGATAAATATGATAAACTCATTATTGAAGCTATGGGCGGCAAAGGTGATAATGATTTAGAAAAAGAAGACAAAATAATTAGAAACATAGCAAAGGTAGTTATAATAGATAAAACAATAGATTAAGTTATTTTACAATAATATTAAATATACAATATTATTATAAATGTCAAAACAAGTAGTCAGTGAAATCCCAAATAGGGACGCATTTTTTCACTTATTAAAGCACAACCCAGGGCTTATCGTAATAAAATTGGGTGCCGAATGGTGTGGACCGTGTAAACAAATAAAGAACGTAGTTCACGCTTTTTTCGCTTCATCGCCTCCAGAGGTCGTCTGTGCAGATATCGATGTCGACAAATCATTTGATTTTTACTCATTTTTAAAGAGTAAGAAGATGGTTAATGGTATCCCGGTTTTACTGTGTTATAAAAAGGGAAATACAACATATATCCCAGACGATTCTGTAACGGGTTCAGACGCACAAAGTTTGCACTTATTTTTT